AAGTAAGATGTTTGCTGCCCTTAAAGTTCCAAAGGCGTATCTTGGATTTGATGAATCACTCGAAGGCAAGGCAACACTTGCAACACTCGATATTCGTTTTGCAAGAACAATTGAAAGAATTCAACGTATTGTTGTTTCCGAATTGACAAAGATTGCTATTGCACACTTATATGCACAAGGTTATGAAAACTCCGATCTCGTTAACTTTGAATTGAGTTTAACTGGACCATCTATCATTTATGAACAAGAAAAGATTGCGTTGATGAAAGAAAGGGTAGACCTTGCTGGCTCATTGATAGAAAAGAAACTTTTATCTATGAAGTATATCTATTCACACATCTTTAATCTTTCAGAAGATGAGGCGGAATTTGAAAAGAATCAAATTATTGAAGATATCAAACTTCAATTCCGTCAGAAACAAATTGAAAGTGAAGGAAATGATCCCACCATAACAAAAGAATCATTTGGAACACCACACGATTTGGCTACCATGAATATCTACGGTGGTAAGAAATCACAACCTATCAATGATGTAGAAGTCCCAGAAGGTGGATGGCCAGGATCAGGTAGACCAAAAGAACATGGTTCTACTTATGGTACTGATGCAAGTCCATTTGGGAGAGATCCATTAGGTCGTAAGAATATTAGTAAGACTTTAGACGTGAATTTATCACCAAAATACAACTATAAAGGAAATTCACCACTTGCAACTGAAAATCAGGAACTTACAAAAGAAATGCTGGATATCTTGAATAGTATGAGTAGTATTAAGATAAAGACGAAATCTATTATTTCTGAAAGTTTGAAGCCAACGTCCGATACAGAAAAAGAAGAATCAAATTTATTAAATGAGTCTAATTTATTGGAAGAAATGTAATTACAACTATATTTATTTAATGAATACACACTCATGGGCAACTATCAATGAAGAAGATTAAACATTCAAAATTTAAAAATACGGGTATGTTATTTGAACTTTTAACAAGACAAATAACATCGGATATAATTTCTGCAAACGAATCTGTTGCAATATCTATTCTTAAAAAATTCTTTAACAAGAATAGTGAACTGTTGAAAGAATATAGTATGTATAAAACCTTATGTGAAGAGAGATTTTCATCTGATTCAAAGGCAATGATGTTAATCGAAGCAGTCCTGAAGGCACGAAAGAAAATTGATAAAATGAAACTTAAAGACGAAAAGTATCAGTTGATAAAATCGATAAACGAAAATTTTAATGTAAATAATTTCTTTCAAACTAAAGTTCAAAACTATAAACTTCTAGCATCAATTTATAAGATATTTGAATATACGGAATTGGATAATCCAATTGAAGTTACTCGTTCAAAAGTTACTGTAATTGAGAACATGGCATCCGATAAGAAATCACGTATTGTAGACGATGTTTCTTCTATATCAAATGAACCAAAAGAAATACGTTTACTTTCTTATAAAATACTTGTAGAAAAGTTTAATGAAAAATATGGGAATCTTTCATCAGAACAAAAGAATTTACTCCGTGAATACATTGGTAATGTAAGTAATACCAATAACTTTAAAGAAATGATTAAGGAAGATGCGATAAAAATTAAAAAAGTTTTGTCATTTAAAATGAAATCAATAAGTGATAAGTCTTTAAAGATAAAACTTACAGAAGTGATTGAATTATTAGAACAATACAAAACACTTAAAAATGTAGAAGAAAGTCATATTTCCGCTCTTTTAAGATATTATAGTTTGATAAATGATTTAGATGGAGTTAAGTAATGGCAGATACAACGGGAATACAACCCTACAATTATGGAACAGATGCTAGGAATGAATTTGAAAGAAAAGGACACCCTGGAAAGTTTTTATACTCAATAACTTGTGGATCGGGGACAACCAATTTTACAAGTTCAAATTTTGGTGTAGGTGGTGTTATTGTACCGGTTGGAACGATTGGAACAGCATCACTTTCTGCCGGTGGAACACTACCACTTTCAACTCTTACTGGTAGTAATGGTATAGTTGAACTTTCTCTTTCAAGTGTTAAGGTAGATACTGGAACTGTTTATGCTTTAATTCGTAATCAACTGATTAGGTGATACTATGAACGTAGAAAAGTTTATACAAAAATTAAAAGAATCAGAATCTTTTAAAAAATTTAAAGATGAAATGCACGAAATGAGTGTAACCGGTATGGTTGCCGGCTATGAAACTCCAAAGGCATTTTCACCAGAATCTGGTGAAGGTAAGGAAGAATTTGATGCACAAACAAAAGATAATGCAGAACAGTATGGATATAAGATTGTACCAAAAGCAAAAAGAAAACACTCAATAACATACAAACAATATGCAACACAAGAATCTGCATATAAGCTAGCGATGTCTGCATTACACGAGGCATCATATAAAACGTACAAGACAGATGAAACAAGAACAACAAATCAGAAAATTAATCAATCTATAAAAGAAATAAATCGTGCAATTTATGAAATTGAAAGAATCGTTGGTCATTCATCTCGTTTAAAAATGGAAATGGGTGTGGATCAAAGAACACTTTGGTCTTCTTCTCACACTAGGTTATATAAAATTAGTGAAAGATTAAATCGTATTTCTAAAAAAATTAATGAATTAGGTGCGTAAAATGAAACAATTACTAGTAGACACAATGCTTTTCATTGTAAATCCTCAACAAATTAATGAACTAAAGCAGGGAACTGGCAAAGTAATCGTTTCGGGTGTTCTCCAACGAGCAGAGGCAAAAAATCAAAATGGTAGAGTTTATCCGAAAGAAATTCTCATACGTGAAGTAAAGAAATATCAAGAAAATCAAATCAAAGAAAATCGTGCCTTGGGAGAGCTTGACCACCCAGAGTGCAATCGCCCAACAGCACAGATTCTAACAAAATCTGGTTGGAAATTCATAAAAGATGTTCAACTTGGTGAACTTATACCGTCATTAAACACAGATACAAATGTTATAGAATATCAACCGGTCCAACGTGTTGTTAATGAACCGTATAAAGGAAAGATGATTTCTATCATTGGTAAAAACATTGATGCAATGGTTACACCAAACCACCGATTTTATTTGAAAGACAGAAACGGTAAGTTTGTGATAAAGACGGCACAAGAAATATATGAGATGACGAAAACACACCAGTCCACTCATTTAACAATACCGATTGCCGATAACAATTGGAACGGTACTCATCATGATGTTATTGAGTTGGAAGGTATAACTGATGTTGCGAACAATCAATCTGCCGAATACAAAGAAAAATCATCGACTCCATTGATTTTAAATGCAAAATCATTCTTTGGTTTCTTAGGATTTTATTTAGCAGAAGGACATTGCACCAACAGAGATACTGGTAACAATGGATATGGTGTTTACATTACACAGAATGAAGGTGAAACCGCCGATAAATTTAGAGAAGTATTGAAAGAAATGTCACCCGAATTAACTTGGAATGAATGGAAAAAAGGAGAACGTGGAATAACATTTTCTTGTTCTGATCCGAGACTTTGGAATTATGTCAGTAGTTTAGGGAACAAATACACGAAGTATATCCCAGATGATATAAAGAACGCATCAATTGATTTATTGCAGGAGTTATTCGAGTGGTATTTGCATGGGGATGGGACTACGGTTACTTATAGTGGTTATACAAACCAATCAATATTCTCGGTTTCTAAGAAATTGATGGAAGATTTCCAAGAAGTTTTATTGAAACTTGGTGTTGCATCTGTAATAAAAGAACAAATTAGCAAAAAAGATTATGTGTATGCTGGTCGTATTATTGAAGTGGCAAATAAATCTACATTATACAGATTGAAGATTAAGAAATCAACATCAGTTCATCTTGACTTTAGATTTGTAAAGGTTAACGAAGTTGATTATGATGATACCGTTCATTGCGTGACGGTTGAAAACGGTAATTTTTATTGCCGAGATAACGGATTCCCGCATTGGACAGGGAATTCCTCAGTCATCAATCTCCGTAATGTTTCCCACAATGTGTTGAACTGTGATTGGCAAGGAAATGATTTGATTGGCACGGTAGAAATTCTCCCAACACCATCAGGTAATATTTTAAAACAACTTCTTCAGGCAGGTATTCGTCTCGGTATCTCATCGAGAGGTCTTGGTTCTGTAAAAGAAATAAATGAAACAACAGTAGAAGTTCAGGATGACTTTGAATTGATTGGGTGGGATTTTGTTTCAAACCCATCAACACACGGTGCATTTATGTATCCAGCTGGTGGTGGTGAAGTCGTTGGTGAAGGACTTATAAAAGAAGGTGTATCACCAAAGAAAATTAATAAAGTAGATCCTAAGATTCAACGTATTCATGAAAACATTACAAATATCATCTGTGAAATTGGTGGTATATGTGATTGTATATTTGAAGGGAAATAATAATGCCTGCACTCAGTGTTAAACAACAGAAATTTATGGGACTTGTTCTTGCCTACAAACGTGGAGAAGTTCCGGCGTCAAACGTTAGTAAAAATGTAAAACAAGTTGCAGCGGGTATGTCTGAAAAAGAACTTGAAAAGTATGCTGGTACAAAACACAAAGGTCTTCCAATAACGGCCGATAAAAATACAATGAAAGAACTAAAACGTATGGTATCAAAGGCAGTATCAGAAGTGATGAAAGAGGGCATAACTGAAAAGGAACCGAAGGATCCAATTTTGACACCCGAACAAAAGAAGGCATATGTAGAGACAATAGCCAGATATAATGAGTATGGTAATATCATTTATCGTGGAAATAACT